ATGACCACCACGAAAAAGTGGGATCGCCCGGCCATCACGGCGGAGGTTCGCCGGCAGGGAAAAACCCTGACCGGCATCGCCCGCGATGCTGGCCTTTACGACAGTGCGTGCCGGCAGGGCATTATCGGCGCGAGCAGAGCTGGCGCTGAGGCAATAGCCAGAGCGCTGTGCATCCCGTTCCGCGATATGTTCCCCGACAGCTACACACGTGGCCGTCATGACGAAGGAAAGACTAGCAGCAACAAGAGTTGCAACGCGAGTCAAAACAGCACGTCGCCCACAGACACGATCCGGGGCGCAGCATGACCGCAATGTCTAATCGCAAGGCATCCGCTGACATCGTTTTCGGCTCAGAAGCTATGGTTCCGCTGGCGCTCGTCGACCTCTCGTCCGACCAGCGCAAGTATTCTCAAACGACAATTCAGGCGATGGCAGAAAACATCGCCGTGTTCGGGCAGCGTCAGGCTATCGAGGTCGTCACGCTCGGCGACCGCTATCAGCTGGTTTTTGGCAAGCTGCGGTTCGAAGCCATCTCTTTCCTCGGACAGGCTGAAATCCGGGCCAACGTAAAGCGACAAGAGGAGTTCTCGGCGCAGGTAACACCGCGCCTTGTGTCCATCGTCGAAAACATGGCGCGCAGCGAGCTGACGAAGCTCGACCGCAGTATCGCGATTGCCGATTGGTGCGCCCTATACCGCGCCGCCCAAGGCCCGCTTAAGCCCGGCCCGAAATCTGCCTCTGCTGAACGGGCCGAATTGAGTCTCAACTTGATACTCAATTCGGCTGATACCGAATTGATGGCTGCTAGCGCGGCGTTTTCCGCAAGCTTCTCGGAAGCAGCGCAGCACTTCCTTGGCGTCTCGCGCGCGGCTGTTTTCCGCGCCCTCAAGATCGCCGCCATACCGGGGCTGCAGCGTGACAGGATCGCACTCCATCCCCTTGCCGACAATCAGAGTGAGCTGACCGCTCTCGCGGACGAGCCTGCAGACCGGCAAGCTGCGATCCTCGATCTGATCCTCGGCGAAAGGGCAAGGAACGTTGCTGAGGCACTCGGGCTTCTCGACGAGAGGCCTCGCGTCACTAAGCACTCTTGGGAGCTGGTGGCAGAGAAGTTCGCCCGCATGGTCGAACCGGATCAGGATCGCTTCTTCGACCTGCAGGAGCCGGCGATCGTCCGTTGGATGGCGAAAAAGGGTCGCAAATGAGCCGCAAGCGCGACACCTTCACTGTTGACCTGTTCAGGGACTATCAGCCCGCGCCTGTCGTCGATCGTTTCGATCACGAAGAGGTCAAGGCGTATTCCCTGGCCGGCAAACTGTCGAAGGCAGTCGCGCTCACCATGGAAGAGAGCGGCATGACGCGGGAGGAACTCGCTACTGCCGTTTCGGACGTGACCAAGTCGCCAATCTCGAAAGCAATGCTGGATGCGTATGCCAGCCAAGCCCGTGAGCAGCACTCGATTTCGGCCGTCAGGCTCGCCGCTCTCATCACTATCACTGAAGATCCCAGAGCGCTGAATGTCCTGCTCGAAGATGCAGGTTTCATCGTCATTCCAAAGAAATACGAGGCGCTTTTGAAGCGCGAGCGCGCTCGCGAACTACGCGAACAGCTTGAGCGCGAGGAACGCGCAGCCGACGCCGAATGGAGGGCCAAACGTTGAGTGTGCAAGACATCATAGCCGCGTGGGCGATCGGCATTTTCGTCACCTGCATCTGCACCTGGGCAGAAATCATCACTGAAATTTCACGGATCACGCAATGACCGAGCAAGAATTTTTCCTGCTCTACGCCGGCATCTTTTGCGGCGTATGGGCGCTTACGGCCACGGCCGCTTGCATCTGGTATCAAGCAGGCCGCCTCGACAATAGGGCGCTGCTGGTCGAATTTCGAAAGCTCAACCAGAAGCTTGATGATCTGACGACGGTCGAGCATGCGAACCTCATCCTTTCGCGCATCCTTTCCGGGAGGCGAGCATGAAGGAGTGGCTGACCGCGCGCGAGATCGCGATTGAGGCATTGCCCTACATTCCAACCACCGAAAGCGCGGTCGTGCGCCTCGCCAAGCGCGAAGCATGGGACCAGCACCCGAGCTACTCGCGCGAGCGCAACGGTAAGGGCGGCGGCATCGAGTATCACTACCGTGTGCTGCCCTCGCTGGCGCAGATCGCCTATTTTCAAAAGTACTCGATTGTCGGCGAACAGGCAGACGATGCGCCTGCCGCACCGGTGGCACAGGTCCTATCGGACCGGGCAAAGACGGAACGAGACGCAAGGCTCGCGATCATTGCCGCCTTCGAGATGTTCTCGCGCGGCCTTCGTTTGAACAAGCAGGCTCGCATTCAGCTGTTCTGCGACCGCTACGAGACGGCTTTCATCAAGGTCGATGACTGGGTGAAGGAAAAAGTCCCAAGCGTCTCTCGTCGGACGCTTCATCGTTGGCTGAGCGCCAGGAAGAGCGGCCGCACCGACGCGCTCGCCGTCGATCGATCGAAGGCCCGCGCCGGCACCGGCGTTCTCGACATCGCCGAAAACGGCAGAGTGCGCGGCCACATCCTCGGGCTAATCGCCCATCAGCCACACCTGACGGCCGCGCAAATTCGCAAGCTTTGCCGCGCTGAGTTTAGCGATGTTTTGAAGCTGGTTTCAAAGGGCGTTGAAAAGACGGTCCCAATGCCGCCGGTCCGCACCATTCAGCACTTCCTGAAGACACTGAAAGAGACGCACAAGGTCGAGCTTCTCAAGCTCACCAACCCAGACAAATTTCGCTCGACGATGCTCCCGTCCGGTACCGGAATGCTGGCGCATATCAGCCAGCCGAACGAACTCTGGCAGATCGACGCTTCACCGGTCGACGCGCTTTGCACTGACGGCCGGCATTCGGTCTACGTCTGCATAGACATCGCCACCCGTCGCTTCATCACCTACGTGTCGAAGACGCCACGCGCTGCCGCTGTTGGTCTGCTGATCCGCAAGGCCATGCTTGCCTGGGGAACGCCCCGGACAATCAAGACAGATAACGGCTCGGATTTCACGGCCAACGAGACGAAGCGGCTGTTTACTGCCCTCGGGATTGAGGCTGATCTATCTGACGCCTACAGCCCCGCGCAGAAAGGCCATGTCGAGCGCGCGATCGGGACATACCAGCGCGCCTTCGTGCAGCTCTTGCCGGGCTACATCGGTCACTCGGTCACCGATCGAAAGGCGATCGAGGATCGCAAAAGCTTTGCCGATCGGCTGGGCCAAGATACCGCCGAGGCCTTCAACGTTTCGCTCTCGGGCGCGCAACTGCAGGAACTCTCCGATCGCTGGTGCGAAAGCGATTATCAGCATCAGGCGCATGCAGGCTTGAAGGGCGAAACGCCATTCAATGTGGCGGCTCGCTCTGCAGAGACCGTCCGAATGGTTGCGGAGCGCGCCCTTGATGTTTTGCTGATGCCGGCTGCCGGTACCAACGGACGCCGCACGGTGACGAAGTTCGGCATCCGCATCGATCACAACTATTACCGGTCGGCGTCTTTCATGCCGGGTACCGACGTATTTGTCCGACGAGATCCGAACGACATCGGCAAGATCTACGCGTTTACTCCCGACCAGGCCGAGTACCTCGGCGAGGCGATTTGCCCTGAGCTTTCAGGCATCCATCCAGAGACCTTCGAGAAGGCTCGCAAGGAACTCAACGCGCAGCTCATCAAAGAGCGCGTCGATCCAATCCGCGCCGAAATCGCCCAGATCGTCAAAGGGCCGTCTCTCATTGAGAAGTCGCTCGAAGTCGCAGCTCGCGATGTCCCGAACGTCATCGCTCTGCCCAAGCGGCAAGAGCAGCATTCGACGCCACAGATTGCCGCCGCACTCGCAGCGGCCACATCGGAGACCCAGCCTGTAGCCCGCGAGACGCACGAGCGCATGAGCGACCTACTGGCGGCCGTCGAAGCCGATCTCGCACCACAGCCCAAACACGACAACGTTCGACCGATCCGGACGGACGCCACACCGCAACAGCGGTTCCGGGCTGCGCGGGAAATTGAGAAGGCGATCGCGGAGGGGGTGGCGGTCGAACCAGAGCGGGCGGCTTGGTTCGGCTCCTACCGCGAGAGCGCGGAATACAAAGCCCAGAAGGGGCTTTGGGAAGCATTCGGCGATCAGGAGCCGGTTCAGCGTACCTGAAAAAGAAATACCCGCTGGCGGCAACCAGCGGGCGGAAATGATCAAATTCACGAGGTGAAAAATGAATGCTCGGGCACAAGGTGTCAATGGTGGTTTTGGGTCGCTAGCTGCGTTGAAGAACGTGGTCACCGCCTATCAGGTGGCGATGGAAATCAAAAACCGCCCGGCCGGAGTTGACGGGTTAGGCGTGTTCTTCGGCCCTTCCGGTTACGGAAAAAGCCGCGCCAGCATGTTCGTCCAGAACAAGGAAAACGCGGTCTATCTCGAAGTCTTCGATTTTTGGACCAAGAAGACGTTCTGCGAAAAGCTGTTGACCGAACTCGGCATCGATAAGCCGAAGGGGACGATTGCGAAGATGATGGATCAGGCGTTGATCCATTTGCAGGACGATCCCGATCGCCTGCTCGTTATCGACGAGGCCGACAAGCTCGTTGACAAGGGAATGATCGAGCTGGTGCGCGATCTTTACAAGGGCTCCCGGTGCCCGGTTTTGCTCGTCGGAGAAGAGCGGCTGCCTGACAAGCTGGCGGCTTATGAACGCTGCCAGAACCGCGTTAGCGCCTTCGGCATGGCGATGCCAGCCGATCTGGACGATGCCCGCAAGCTCGCGGCCGTCTACCAGCCGAACATTCGTATCGCGGACGATCTTCTTCAGCAGATCGTCGAGCGAACTAAGGGGAATACGTCCCGCATCGTCGCCACGCTCCAGAGTGTTGGCCAATACGCAAAACAGCATGCGGCGGTGGAAATCGACGCGGCTCGATATGACGGCCCCATCTTCACCGGTCAGGCACCTCGCCGGGGTGGTCGCTGATGCCGTTGCTCCTGAAACTCAATGTCGCCGACGCCAAACCCCTTCGTCGCGGGAGCGACTGGTTCTGGTCGGTTCTTATGGAAAAAACCGCTAACGGCAAAACGGCAACGGCCTCCGACATCGACGGCGCCGGCGAACCCTATCAGGAGATGGCCGTCAAACTGTTCCTGAAGCGGATGGTGAAAGCAGGTTTCGTCAGCAGGTCGGAAAAGCCGCCTTTTCAGTATGCGATCCTCAAGCGGCAGCCGAACTACCCGTTGGTCACGGAAGACGGAGGCCTCAGCAAAAAGGGGCTCGGTCAGCAATATATGTGGAACGTCATGCGCCGATCGCCCCTCGGCTTCACAATCGCCGAGGTTGCTACCAACGCCAGCACCGATGATGTCGTGGTCAGCGCGATCAGCGCCCGGATGTACATCACGCAGCTTCACCGGGCCGGTATCCTCAAGCTTCTGACAAAGGTTGGCGAAGGCCAGCCCGGCAGAAACGCCTACGTCTACGTGTTGCCGGGAAGCCAGAATAGCGGGCCGAAAGCGCCACGCATTCACAGGGCGAGCCTTATTTACGATCCGAACGTCGGGGCGATCAAAGGCGACGTCGTGGCCGAGGAGGATCGCACATGAACCGCGGACCTCAGGCCGGCCGGACAGCCGTGGATTATCTAACGAAGACGAGCGAAGCATGGGGCTGCGCCCCGGACTGGATCATCGTGCTGGCGGAAGCCTGCGGCCGCTCCAGCCAGAGCGCCGTTGCCAAGCAGCTCGACTATTCGCCTGCCACGGTTAGTCAGGTCATTTCGAACACCTATCGCGGCGATCTCAGCCGCGTTGAGCAGATGGTTCGGGGCGCCCTCATGGCCGAGGTTGTGCCGTGCCCGATCCTTGGCGAGCTTGCTCGCAACAAGTGCCTCGATTGGCAGGCCAAGCCGCAGGCAATCACGTCGCAGCTGCGCTCGACGATGTATCGCGCATGCCGCTCCGGCTGCCCTCACTCCCGCATTTCAGCGTCTCAACCGTCAGGAGATTCAGAATGACCAGCAATGGAAAGCAACTGCACTACGTGTCCGACCGCCTCCGCAAAATGAGCCGTTGGCTCGCCGAGGCCCGCCATGGTGGCGTCGTTCTCACCGGCGACCAGTTGGAAGGTGTCATCCAGGAAGTCGACACGCTCCTGCAGCACTCGCTCGACCTCGAAGGCGCGCTCAGCGTTGATGTCTGGAACCGCCGCGCCGCCGAAGATCGAGCCAAGCTAATGACACCAGGTTCCGTCGTCGTCCTAGAAGCGTTCCGCGCGAACAGCAACGTCGTCACTTTCCCCGGCCGGCCGTCGCCCTTCGACGGCTGCGTTGCCTAATCCCTCTTTGAAGAAAGCTTTGAAAGGTCATTGAAATGGAAGCAATTATTCTCGAACAGCGTGCCGGCATTACGGTCGTGAATGGCCGCCCGTACATGAACGATGCCAAGGGCAATCTAGTGCCGGCGGAAAACGTCCGCGCGGAAGACAAGCTGCAGGACGAGACGGTCCGGAAAATCATGGGCTTTGCCCGCGATCTGTCGGCGCAGATCGCCCGCTTCAGGAGCCACACCGTTGCCGATCTCGGTTCCTTCGACGCGCTTCTAGAGCAGGAGTACGGCGCGAAGATCGGCGGCCAGAAGGGCAATCGGACCTATCAGACGATAGACGGTTGCCTCAAGGTCCAAGTGCAGGTTTCCGACCAGATCAGCTTCGGGCCGCAGCTACAGATCGCCAAATCGCTGATCGATGGCTGCATCATGGAGTGGTCCGAAGGAAGCCGGGACGAGATCCGCGCCCTGGTGATGCGCGCGTTCAACACGGAGAAGGAAGGCCAGATCAACAAGTCCGATCTGTTCATGTTGCTCCGCCTTGATATCCGCGATGAGCGCTGGCTTCGGGCAATGGACGCGATCCGCAATTCGATCACGGTCACCGGCTCCAAGGAATATGTCCGATTCTACGAGCGTGACAATGCGAAGGGTGATTGGCGGGCCATCACCATCGATCTGGCGAAGGCGTGAGGTGAAATGATGCCTTGCGAACAAGCAGAACTAGAAGTTCAAACCATAAAGGCTCTTCAGCTTTTCCAGCCCGGCGATAACGGAATTCAGTTCCGATATCAGGGCGGCTACGTTGTGATTGTAACCGTTGGCCAGGAATTCGAGTGTGTGTCCACTTTTCCCCTCCATCGATTTGGAATGGGCGCGCCTACTGATAAAATCCAGATCATCGTCGTCGTCGATCTCCCGCGGTGGAACGATGTAGTTCTGTATTTGTCTGGAAAGGTCGATGCACATGAGTGCAAATTCGTGCATCCTTTGTACGTGGAAGGACGTGATGCCATCCAACAATGGGGAGGCGTCCCGCCACGGCGGTTGAATAATAATGTTTGTGATTGCGTGCATCGGTGCAATCATTTTTTCCGCTTGTTTTGCAATCGGCTGAAGTGCTGGATCATCGACCTTCTCGAAGGCCGGGAGCCACAAGGAACTGTGCGCCATCTCAGACGCCTGAAATTCCAAAGCATTAAGATAGGGAAAGAGCAGGCGCTCAACCATGAGACGATCTTTGCGAACGGTAAGCTCAACGAGCTCGTTGTGTCTTTCTCTCGCTTCTTTTTCGTTCTGCCTAGAACCTGCCATAAGCTGATCGTGACGGAGCTGTGCAGACGCGTCCGTAGCCTGCATCTGCCGAACCGTCACAAACGCAGCTGCTACTGCGAAGACGCCTGTGATCAATGTTTGAAAATCATAGATCGTGTCGCGCCAAGCATCGCCGGGTTTGGTGCCCGCAACGTCGCGGGGCTTGCCAAAAATTATCGGCAAAATAAGTCCCACTACCACCATGGTCACAAGCGCCCAACCGACCTTCTCTCGTTTCCGCATTCTCCACCTCTCCTCAAAGCCACTTACAATAGATGGCATGTGTTAGGCGGCCCCGCTAGCAGTGGGGTTGCACAATGACGTCGTCTATCGCAGCTATTCATGCCGCAAAAAAGCAGCTCGGCCTGGACGAGGATACTTACCGAGAGAAGCTCGAAGTCATCACCGGTAAAGCATCGACCAAATCCATGACAGAGGCAGAGCGCGAACGCGTTCTTCAAGTTTTTCGCAAGGAAGGGTTTAAGCCGAAGTCTAACCGACGCGCCGACGGCCGCCTCAAGCTCACTGGCAAATATGCCGGCAAGCTTCAGGCGCTCTGGATCTCAGCCTACAATCTCGGGATTGTCCAGAACCGCGACGATGCCGCCCTGGTTAAGTTTGTCGAGAGGCAGACCGGTATCGAGCATGTCCGTTTCCTGCAGAACGCGGCTGATGCCCGCAAGGCGGTCGAGGCCCTGAAAGGCTGGATTGCCCGCGTCGGTGGCGTCGATTGGTCGGATACCGAAATCATGTCGGACTATGCCCGCGCTGATGGGTTCAAGATCGCCTGGGCGCAGTGGCTGAAGCTTGGCGGCAACGCGCATGCAAACAGCGTCAGCGCGTTTCACGCCCAGGTGCTGCAACTGACCGATACCACCGTCGAGCTTTGTGATCGGCGCGATTGGCAGGCGGTGATGAACGAGCTGGGCAAGCGCATTCGTGGACGAAAGGCAGGCGCGTGATGCAGAATCATCCTTGCTTCGAATGTGTTCTACCGGACTGCGACGAGCGCTCAAATGCCTGCCTTCTAAAGCGCGCCTACAGTGAGCCTTACCGTTATCGCTCGGCGGGCCTGCCCGTTCCTGATGACGTCCGTCAGCGGGCGAGCATGGCCCACCATGAGCTTTACGCGCTGAAGAGCCGCGCCAACCGCAGCGAACGCGAGGTCCGAAATGGTAGCGTATAGCTTCAAGGCTTATTTCGCGCCGCAGATCGAGGACATGACTAAGTCCCAGACCGTCCGCGCGGATCGCACGCGACACGCCCAGCCGGGTGAAATGGTGCAGCTCTATCAAGGCATGCGCACACGCCATTGCCGGCGGATCGTGGCCGACCAGAGCTGCACCGCAAACCTGCCGGTGCAGATCAAGCTCTCGGATCTGCTCGACGAGTTGATCGCCAGCATTGTCGTCAACGGCATCCAGTTGCACCGCGAAGAGGTCGAAGAATTCGCCTGCAAGGATGGATTTCATCCGGATCGGCTGCAGCTGACGCACGGTGGGCGTCGTGCCAAGAGCGCCCGTCACAACATGGGCATATTCTGGCAGCGCCATCATCCCGGCATCGTCGACTTCACCGGGCGGCTGATCCGGTGGAAGCCAGTTGGATGATGCCGATGGCTGAGAGGATCCCCGCGCACCTGGAACCCTACGTCCTCGCCCTCGGCGAGGATAAGGCTATTGAGTTCTTCCTCCGCTTCGGTGGCGCGCAGATCTATCTCTCCGAAAACCCTCAGTCGTCCTCCGAGGCAGCACAGGTCATCGGCATCGAGGGCGTGAGGGCTCTTGCCAGAGCGCTCCGCTCCGGTCATATCTTGCGTGTGCCCTTAGCCAAGGAATGGACAGCGAATCGCCTGAAGGCGAAAGGCTGGAAAGTCCAGGCCATCGCCCGCGAACTTCGAGCGACGGACGTAACCGTTCGCAAGTGGCTTAAGGCCCGCGAAGATAGACAGCTCACACTCTTCGACCTCATGAAAGCGGCAGATCAAGGTTGATCGCAACTACTTGCGACAAGCTTTGATGGCCTTTGTCAGCGATTCTCAGCCTCGGGCAAATCACTGACGTTGGGTCGAGATGGAATTTGAGAAGTGGCTCGTCGAGCGCCTTAAAGCTCGCGGTTTTTACAAGCTGAACGATGTCAATCCACGCGCTCTTATCGACGCGTTGAAGGCCTTTCAAAAGGCCAATGACCTGACCCAAACCGGCACCGCTGATGATGTCACGGTTCACGAGCTGCGCAAGGATGTCGGCGGCGCAGGCTCGTCGCAGTTCCAGCTTGGTCCGGCAAAGCCTGCCGATCCGATCTGGATGCGCGAAGCGCGCCGGCAGATGGGTATCCTTGAGGTTCCCGGTCCGAAGTCCAATCCGACGATCCTCGGCTGGGCAAAGGCGCTTGGTGGCTGGGTCGCCAGCTTCTACAGGGATGACGACACGCCCTGGTGCGGCCTATTTGCGGCGCACTGCATCGGCCTGACCCTGCCGACCGAAAAACTCCCGACCAACTATCTGTCTGCTCTTGCCTGGGCTGATTTCGGCATCGAGTGCGAGCCCGCGATTGGCGCGATCCTGGCCTTCAGGCGCGACGGCGGCGGCCATGTCGGCTTCTATGCTGGCGAGAACGCACACAGCTACGTTGTCCTCGGCGGCAATCAGGGCAACAGCGTCAAGCTCTCCAATGTCGAAAAGAGGCGTTGCGTCGGCATCCGTTGGCCGAAGACCGGCGGCGCGCAGATCGGCGGCCGAGTGAATGCCACCGCGTCCGGAGGCCTCTCCCGCAATGAGGCATAGGCTGCCTGCCGCAAAGCCCGGCTACACCCTTTCCCGCCGCCAGCTCTGGCTTTCCTTCTGGCTGGCATGGCTGACGATCGGCGCGATTGTTGCGTGCGGCCTCATGGGCGCGGCGTCGGCCGTCGAACTCGCACCGATCGTCATTCCAAGCATGATCATGCTGATCGCAGCGATGCTCGGCATTCACCGCTTTGCCGGTGCGATGGACTATCGCTCTTCTTTCGTTCCGGGACCGGACGATCCTCGCGCCGATCGGCAGGGCGAAATCCAATGACGGGAAAACTTGCGACTTACATCATCGTTGCGGCGGTCCTGGTGATCGCCGCTCTTGGCATCAGTTTTCTCGGCATTCACGAGATCCGTTCCATGGTCGACCAGGCCGTCCAGCTGAAGGCGGACGAACGGGACGCCTACTGGAGCGGCAAGATCGAGAAGGCCAACGCCGAGACCAATAAGCGGGCCGCCGATCAGGCAGCCGCAGTCGTGAAAATTCAAGCGGACCTGACGGACAAGAGCCGGTCCGATCAAGAGGCACTTACAGAGTTGAGGGTGAAGAATGCGCAGCTTCCTAAGGGAGACGGCAAGGGTGGCAATTGTGGTCTCAGCGGTGGCCGTGTCGGCTTGCTCCCGGACTGAACGCCAGGACGTCGTGCCGATGCCCGCTGCGCCGCCGATCGTCGTGCCGCCCGATGCGCGACGCCCCTGTGTCACCGCGCCTAAGCCGGCCGTTGATCCGGTGACGAACAGGGCTCCTGAAGATCAAGTTTTCGATATGTCGGCGACCGATCGCTACGAGATCAAATCTTGCGATCGTCGGCGCGCTGCGGCCGTTGCCGCGATCGACGCGGCCAATGGAGCGCACCCGTGAGCGGCTGCGACGAGAAGGATTTCGATCTTGCCGAGAGGATGGCCGATCGCCAACGCGAAGCGGCGATCCGGCTTGCCCGGCAGGCATTGGCGATCGACGGCACCTTTGATTGTCAGGACTGCACGAATGAAATCGAACCGGCGCGGCGTGAAGCCGTGCCGTCTGCCCGCCGCTGTATTGCGTGCCAACGGCGCTACGAGCGCGAGAAAGGGAAGCGCCGCTAATGGAAATGGAAAGTGCAAAGTCATGGCTGGCGTTCATCTCGCTAGCCATCTCGGTCGCCTCGACAATCTGGATGTTCATATCCTCTGGATCGAAGCGCACGGCGACCGATCTGTCAGACTTCAAAAAGCAGGATGCGGTTGAAAAGAAGGCCCTGCTTGACGCCCTCCAGGCACTCACGACCAGGACGCAATCCCTCGAAAGCGACATCAAGCATCTGCCCGATTCGAAGTCGGTCATGGAGCTGCAGCTCGCAATAGAGAAGCTCGCCGGCCGGCTCGGCCGCATTGAAGAAAACCAGCTCGGAATGTCCAGGACGGTCCTGCAGGTGCAGGAATTCCTGATGAAGGGTGCAGCATGACGGACTTTAACGAATTTCTGACGCAGGATGCGCGGCTGGTCATCTTGCGCGCGTTGACCGAGCAGCCGGACGGTCGCCTGAACGAAAGCCTGCTCTCGCAGGTTCTCGACGTCTATGCCCATCACCGCAGCCGGGAATGGATTCGCCAGCAGCTGCGCTATCTCGCGGATCTCGGCTCGGTGAAGATCACCGAGGTCGGCCCGATCATGATCGCCGCGATTACCCGCCTCGGCGTCGACCATGTCGAACGGCGCACCGAACTCGAAGGCGTCAAGCGCCCGTCGATCGGAGTCTGACATGGGACGAAGCCGCCTCTCTGGGATCGAGCTGCTACCTGAGGAATGCTCTGAAATCGTCGCTTGGGCGGCGCGGGAATTGCAGGATCGCGACAGAACGCAGACCGAGATCTACTCGGAATTCGTCGGCAAGATGGAAGCGCTGCAACGCGAGTTTCGTGGCGAGCTGGATTTTCGCATTCCGAGCTTCTCGGCATTCAATCGCTACAGTATCAAGCTGGCGACCTTGTCGAGCCGTCTCAATCAGACGCGCGAGATCGCCGCGACGATCGCTGAAAAGTTCGATGCGAAGGCTTCCGACAATCTCACCTTGATCGCGGCCGAGGCTATCAAGACCCTGGTCTTCGAGCTGCTCACCAATGCCGGTGAAGGTGGCCTCGATCCCAAGGGCGCGATGTCGCTGGCTAACGCGCTGCGATCGGCAACGCAGGCACAAGGCGTGTCCCTTGCCACGCGTCAGAAGGTCGAGCGGGAGTTCAACGAAAGGGCCGCCCAGGCCATCGATACTGTCGCCAGGGCGAAAGGTCTTACCCGGAAGACCGTGGCCGAGATCAAAGCGGAAATCCTCGGGGTATCGGCATGAGCCTTCGCGTCAACCCAACCGAGCTGGACACCAGCCAGCTTGTTACCGAGGAAGATTGGGCGCGACACCGCCGGGCGATGCTGATGGGCTTGCCGGCCGAGCTGGACGGCAAGGCGCTCCCGGATGTTCTGCTTGAGCACCAAAAACAGCTCCTGCAGGCGACTGCCGCGTATCGTCTGGTTGTGACCGACAAGAGTCGGCGCGTTGGGGCGACGTGGGGCGTCGGCGCCGACGCCGTGTTGACCGCAGGCCTTGCCCGCAACGAAGGGGGCATGGACGTCCTCTACCTCGGCTATAATCTGGATATGGCCCGCGAGTTCATCGACACCTGCGGCATGTGGGCTCGGGCATTCATGCCGGCATGTTCAGAAGTCCAGGAGTTCCTGTTCATCGAGCAGGGCGAGAAGGGTGCGGACCATGCCATCAAAGCGTTCCGCATCACCTTCGCCAGTGGCTTCGAAATCTGCGCGCTGTCGTCAAAGCCGCGATCGTTGCGCGGCCGCCAGGGCTTCGTCATTTTTGACGAGTATGCATTCCATGATGATCCGGCCGAGCTGCTGAAGGCGGCGATGGCGCTCTTGATCTGGGGCGGCAAGGTTCTCGTCATCTCCACCCACAACGGCGCGGATAATCCTTTCAACGAACTCATTCAGGAGATCCGCGCCGGCAAGCGCCCCGGTGCGGTCGTTCGCGTCACCTTCGATGATGCGCTTGAATATGGTCTCTATCAGCGCGTTTGCATGAAGACGGGCCAGTCCTGGTCCGCTGAAGGCGAAGCGAAATGGCGTGCCGAGATATATAAGTCCTATGGTTCTGGCGCAGACGAAGAGTTGCGCTGCATCCCATCCCAGGGCAGCGGTGCCTATCTATCGCGCACCCTTATCCATGCGCGGATGCGCGACGATATCCCGGTCATCCGTTGGAAGGCTCCGGCCGGCTTCGTCGATTGGCCAGAGCATGTGCGCAAGGCAGAGATTGAAGGTTTCTGCAACGAACAGCTGAAGCCGCTCCTGGAGGAGTTGGATCCGCGCTGCCGATCCTGCTTCGGGCAGGACTTCGGCCGATCCGGCGACTTGTCGGTGATCCATCCGCTTCAGGTCCGGCAAAACCTCTCACTGTCGACGCCCTTTCTCCTGGAGCTGCGAGACGTTCCGTTCGAAAGCCAGAAGCAGATCGCGATCTTCATCAAGGAGAACATGCCGCGTTTCTTCCATGCGGCTTTCGACGCGAGCGGCAACGGCGCTTACCTTGCGGAGGCATGCCGTCAGGCGTTCGGCAGTTCGCTCGTCAGTGAAATCAAGCTGTCGACGAGCTGGTATCTGCTGAACATGCCGAAGCTGAAGGCGGCATTTGAAGACGGAACCTTTGAGCTGCCGCTCGATGACGATGTCATGAACGACTATCGCGCGATCGTCATGACCAAGGGCATCGCCAAGATCCCCGATGACGCCCGCAGCGAGGGCGCTGACGGTTTCCCGAGGCACGGCGACTCCGCAATCGCCGGCGCGCTGGCTGTCTTCGCAAGTGTCCAGTCCGGCGGTGAAGTGGGCGCAAGCACCGCCGGCACCCGACCCAATACCGAAATCCTATCGGACTTCATTGGTGGTCAAGAGACCATCGAGCAGCGGACCGACTTTTCCGACTTCCTGAGGATGTAACATGGCTGCCGTTCCGCAAGTCCCCGAATTCGCCACCGTCCAGTCCGACCCTTACATTCCTCAGTTCCAGGGCATACTGCAGCCAACGGATGAAACCCTACGCAACCGCGCCGGCAGCAAGGGCGTGGCCCTTTACGACGAAATCCGCAAAGATCCGCATGCCTTTGCCATCCTGCAGAAGCGCAAGCTGGAAGTGGTCTCGCGCGAGTGGCAAGTGACCGAGGCGTCACCGCGTCGGTTGGACAAGAAGGCAGCCGAGGAAGTCCAGCGTCAGCTGAAGGCCCTCAATCTCGACCGCCTCACGTCCGGCCTGATGGGCGCGGTCCTGAAGGGCTACGCCGTTGCCGAAATCATCTGGGAAAACATCGACGGCGTTTGGACTGCGCGCAAGGTCAAAGTGAAGAAGCAGCGCCGCTTCCGCTTCAATGCCGACAGTGAGCTGCGCATGCTGACGCGATCGAATTCTCATGACGGCGAACCAGTCCCCGAGCGCAAGTTCATCGTTCACCGGCATTCGATCGACGACGATGATGATGATCCCTACGGCATCGGGATTGGCTCTGTCCTCTATTGGCCTGCTTGGTTTAAGCGTCAGACGCTGGCCTACTGGCTGCGCGCGACGGAAAAGTACGCCGCACCAACCACCAAGGCGCAGTATGAGGGCAATTACGACAAGAAACGCCAGGATGAACTAACCGCTGCTCTCTCCCGGATGGCGAACGACACGACGATCGTCGTTCCGGAGAACGTCCAGCTGGACCTTCTCGAAGCCACGCGCGGCGGCGGCGGTGACCTCTTCGAGGCGCTCAACCGTTACCTCGACGAGCTGATGAGCGAGGCCGTTCTCGGGGAGACGTTGTCGACCAACTCCGGAGAGCGGGGCGCACGATCGCTTGGCGAGATCCACAACGAAGTGCGGGTGGCTATTGCCAAGGCCGATTCCGATTTGTTGAGCGGGACCTTAAAGGAAACGCTTGTCCGTTGGATTGTTGAGCTGAACTTTCCCGGCGCGGGTATCCCGGAGCTTTGGCGCGATTTCTCGGAAGCCGAGGATCTCAATGACAAGGTGGACCGCGACAAGACGATCTTTGAAATGGGCTATGAGCCCAAAGACGAGAGCTACATCAACGAGACCTACGGCGGCGAGTGGGTGAAGAAGGCGAAGGCAGAAACGCCGCCCGGCGACCAGCCGGCAGCGACGACTGCCAACCTCGACTTTGCGGACAGTCCAATCACGACCAGGCGCAATGGCGACGTCGTCACGGAGGAGCTTGCCGACCAGCTCGAAACCTCGGGCGCGCCCGCAATCGAGCGCATGATCGAGGCAATCCGGACCGAGTTCACCGAGGCAACCTCTTATGACGATCTCGTCGCCCGACTGGCTCGCTTATCTTCGGAGATGGGGATCGACGATCTCGCCTCGATCATGGAGCAGGGCGTCACGCTCGGGCGTCTGGAAGGCATCGTAAGCGCCAATGGCTGATGGCGGCGTCCAGTTCCAGGAGGCGATCGACTTCCTGAAGGGGAAGGTCAACCTGCCGACCAAACGGTGGGACGATCTTCGCCACGGCGCGCATGCTCGAGCATTCTCCGTCGCCGGCGTCACGCGCGACGATATGCTGACGGATTTCCGGACGGCGATCGAGAAGGCGCGCGTTGACGGAACCGGTTTTAAGGAGTTTCAAAAGGACTTTGACGCCATCGTCGATCGCACCGGCTGGAAGTTCAAAGCCCGGGGCGGAGACGAGCAGGAACGCCGCGCATGGCGCGCCCGGATCATTTACACCACCAACATGCGGACCAGCTACATGGCCGGCCGCTATTCGCAGCTGACCGATCCCGACGTCCTCAAATATCGCCCATATTGGGAATACATTCATTCGGGCGCAAAGCATCCTCGAAAGCAACACCTTGCCTGGAATGGATTGGTGCTGGCAGCAACCGATCCGGCCTGGAAGGTCATGTTTCCGCCGAATGGTTGGGGCTGCGGCTGCGACGTCGAAGCCCTGTCGGCCCGCGAGCTGAGAGGGCTTGGTAAAAGCGGTCCCGATCCGTCGCCGGATCTCGACGGCTATCAATCCGCAGATCCGCGCACCGGAGAGCCGGAAACCCGTTATCCCGGCATCGATCGCGGGTGGGAGTACAATGTCGGCCAAGACTGGCTGCATGGACTTGTGCCGCCGTCATTGCGAAAGCCGCTGCCATCATTCGATCCGGAACCTGCCGCGCCGCCAACGCTGCCAGCCATGCCGGCACCGGCCGCCGCGTCCAAAAGCGACCTGCTCACCGACGACCTGGAGCCCGACGTTTATGTGAATGCCTTCCTGGATAAGTTCCAGCTCCAGAATCGACAGGGGCAGTTCCGCGACAGGTCCGGCGGCATCATCACCGTCAGCCGCGCGCTCTTCGAGCAGCGGACGCCCGATGGCACGGTGGTCGCGCTGAAGTCGGGCAAGCGTGGTCGTGGGCAATATGCGGCGCTGCTGGCTGACGCCATTATCAATCCAGATGAAATCTGGGTCGATTGGGCGCAGATGAAATCCGGCATTGTGCTCCGGCGGGCCTACCTGCGTCGGGTCGTTATGCCGGACGGTCAGCAGCTCTTCGTCCGCTTCGAATGGACATCCAAGGGCTGGGTGGCGATCACCGGCTTCGATACGACGGATGCTTATCTGCAGAAATTCAGGCGGGGCGCGCTGCTCTACCAGCGAGAAAGATAAAGGCGCGTCACCGTTCGACGCGCCCTGGTCAACAGCCTACGGAGGGCAGAACGGTGCCTCAGCTATCGACCTGGAGAATATAACATCGTCCGGCGAACGAAACAACGGAGCTGAAACATGGCGGGAGCATCCATCACGCTGGAGTCGGCCGAGGTCGACGACGCCCTGGCGAAACTGCTGGCGGCGGCCGACGACATTACGCCGGCGCTGAAGAACATCGGCGAGTATGAGGCCAAGGTCACCCGAGCCCGCTTCATCTCCAAGCAAGATCCGAACGGCAATGCCTGGGCTACGCTCAATCCGCTTTATGCCCAGACCAAGAAGGGACCGGGCATTCTTGTCGGCGAAACCCGATCCCTCTCACAGATCGTCTGGCAGCTCGCCGGCGACGGGGTCGAGATCGGATCGAACGAGATCTACGCCCGCATCCACAACGAGGGCGGCACGATCCGGCCGAAGACCGCAGCGGCTCTTGTGTTCTCAATGGGCGGGCACACTTTCCTCGTTCAGAAGGTGACGATACCGAAACGCCAGTTCCTCGGTTTCAGCACTGTCGATGAGCAGGAAATATTAGGGATCGTCAGCGATCATTTTGCCGAGGCGATCGGTGAAAACTGAGATCTGGAATAACGGGCCACAGGGGCGCTCTGGCGCTTTTGACGCCCCGGTGATAGCGTAAAAGCCATCACGCGCGTCCTGCCCCCTTTGAAACCGCTTTAACGGCGGATATGGAAGCGGGCGACACCCTCCCCAAACGGATTAATCCTCGACACTGACTCGCAAGCGGTTGCGAATAGTTTGGCGTGGCCGGCTCGGGCATCGTCCGGCTCATGAAACCGTTCGAGATTTTCCGCACCGGCAAGCACACGTCCTCGCAAGGGGTCGCACTGACTTTCGCCGATACCGACCTTTCCGCAATCGCGGCCGGATACGATCCGTCCGTCTATGAAGCCCCGATCGTCGTCGGCCATCCGAAGCAGGACGCGCCGGCCTATGGCTGGATCAAGAGCCTGTCTGTCCGCAGCGGACGGCTGGTTGCAGAGCCGAAGGATCTCGACGCGGCATTTTCCGACCTCGTCAAGGACGGCAAGTTCAAGGCGCGCTCTGCCGCCTTCTATTCTCCCGAGAGCCCGAACAACCCGACGCCGGGTAGCTACCATCTTCGGCACGTCGGTTTTCTCGGCGCTGAGCCTCCGGCCGTCAAAGGCCTGAAGGCGGTCGAGTTCTCCGACGCCGACGACATGCTGGTATTTGCCGACCTCGAATTCGCCGACTGGCGACAGGTCTGGATGCTGGAGAATGTCACGCGGCTTTTCCGCAACCTTCGTGATTACTTCATCGAGACGAAGGACATCGCGACCGCCGACAAGATCGTTCCGCAGTTCAGCATCGACGATCTCACCCAGAGCGTTGCCGATCTGCGCGCTCAAAACACTATCGAGCAAACAGGCTCGGCCTTCTCCGAAACCAAGGAAACCGACATGACGCAGACACAGGCGGCGAATGCTGCCGATCTCGCCGCGCGCCTCGCCGAGGTCGAGGCCCGCGAAGCCTCGCTGAAAACCCGCGAGACCACATTCTCCGAGACCGAGCGGCAGTCGCGCAATGCGACGGACGCCGCCTTCGTCGACCAGATCGTCAAGGCCGGCCGTCTGCCGATCGGCCTGCAGGCAGCCGCCACCGCGCTCTTCTCTGACCTATCCGACGATGCGCTGACCTTCTCGGAAGGTGGCCAGGAAACCACGACGACGCCACGCACGGCATTCCGCGAGTTGCTGGAAAAGCTGCCGGTGCCAGTCGTCACCAAGGAGCTTGCGACCGGCGACGGCCCTGATTTCTCCGACCCGGCCTATGTCGCGAAGGCAGTCACCACCGAAATCCGCGAGGCGGCGGAAAAGGGCGAGACGATCTCGGCCTCCACCGCTGCCATGCGTCTGCAGAGCCGAACCTAAGAGGGACACATGACACGGTTCACCAAGAATTTCATTGCCTCGGGCGCGGTGACGCATCGCCGCCTCGTGGTCTTCACGGCAGCTGACGGCATTCTTGCCCAGGCAACCGGCGCTGCCGGCGAGCGACTGGCGGGCGTCGTCGACTTTCCGGGCGGAGCAGCAAGCGGCGGGCGTTTCGACGTGGCGCTCTTCGGCCCGGCCGACGTCGAGTGCGGCGGCAACATCCTGCCCGGCCAGAATATTGTTTCTGACGCGCAGGGCCGCGCGGTCGTTGCAGCTCCGGCAGCAGGCGCTAACGCCGCAATCGCCGGGCGTCTTCTCGTCAACGGCGCGCTTGGAGACATCGCCAAAGCCTTCGTCAACCCCGATCAGATCCAGGGCTAATCCCCGGTCAACAGGAGCAGCAAAGTATGTCGGGCCAGCCCTTTCCAGTAAATCCGGTGCTTACGGGCATCCTCATGGCTTATCAGAACGGCGAATATATCGCCGATCAGGTTCTGCCGCGCATGAACCCCCGCTTGGCAACGTCCAAGTTCAGCTGGTGGAAATTCGACTTCAGCCAGCAGATCAGCATCCCGGACACCAAAGTCGGCCGCAAGTCCGAGCCGGGCACCGTCGAGTTCCAGGCAACCGAAGTGCAGGATGTGACGAACGACTACGGCCTTGATGACATCGTGCCCAACGATGACATCAGCAACGCGCCTCCCGGCTACGATCCTGAAGCTGTTGCCGCTGAACGCACCTATGATCTCGTCCAGCTCGACCGCGAAAAGCGTGTGGCTGATACGGTCTTTGCCGCCGCCACCTATCCGGCCGGCAACAAGGAAGTTCTCGCCGGCGCATCCAAGTGGAACAACGCCGCGTCGACACCGATCACCGCCGTGGCGGCCGCTAAGGATTCGATGGTCATGCAGCCGAACGTCATGGTCATCGGCCGCACCGGCTTCACTGCCTTGCGTACCAATCCGCAGATCCTGCGCGCGATCAATCCGTCCGGCATCGGCGACGGCATGGCGAGCAAGCGTGCAATCGCGGACCTGCTCGAATTCGACGACATCGTCGTCGGCACGTCCTGGCTGAATTCCGCCAAGCCCGGCCAGGCTCCGCAGCGCATTCGCCTCTGGGGCTCGCACTGTGCACTTCTCCGCCTGGACAGGCTCGCAGGCAGTGACGGAAAGCGCGCGACCTTTGGCTGGACCGCGCAGTTCGGCACGCCGGTCTCCGGCTCAATCCCGGAACCGAAGATGGGTCTTCGCGGCTCGCAGCGTGTCCGCGCCGGCGAAAGCCTGAAGGAAGTCATCGCAGCCCCGGACCTCGGCTATTTCTTCCAGGACGTCGCCTAACCCATTCGATTGGGTTCTCCAGTGCCCGATCGAGAAAGCGCCGGCGGCGAACTCCCGCGCCGCCGGCAACCCTCCACACATCGAACTCAAGGGACATCGATGCGCGTCTTTTCGTTGCGATCATCCATCCTCAGCAGTCTTGCCGCTCTCGTCTGCCTGATCTTCATCCACGTGCCGACCTACGCCGCATGGCCCGTCGCTCCCGGCATCGAGGCCGTCGAGACGTGCAATGTTCTGATGAAACACATCGTGCCCGTTCAGAGCGTTCGCACCATCGTCGCCGAACGCCGGCAACTCGATCGTCAGCCGATCGCCAGCGCTCGCGCCGAGCGGCTGAAGCCGGCCTATCGCGAAAGCTACGAAACCCACGGCCTCACCTTCCTCAAGCATCGCCTTCTTTGCTGACGGAAGGAACGTGCCCCGGCCGGGCCACTCTCTCCCGGCCGGCGGTTTTTGAAGAAAGGCCGAGATCCGCGGCCTTTCTTCAAACACCGAAAGGAACTCGGATGGCTACCAAGAAGCTTAAGGCCGGCTCGGCTCTCGGAACTGTCGAGAGCAACGTAGCCTCGGCTATCGAACTTGCGGCCGCGTCCATCGTAGGCGCGGGTGAAAACAGCTCCAGTGAGGGCTCTACAGGCATTGTGGCGGCGGCGCCTGTCCTCAACGCGGACGATCTCTCCTCCCAGATCCCCGCAGCGCCCACGGACGAAGAGCAGTCCGGGGGCACCAATACCCCAGCGAGCGAGAGCGGCGATGCTGCTGGCGAGGCTTCGGCCGAGCTGGTGAAACCGCAGGGCAACGACCAACCGGTACCTGCCATTCCGGCAGAAGCGGCAACCGGTCAGCCCAACCCGGATGTGGAAGCATCGGCTTCCGGGGATCTCTCTTCCGCTGAAGCGTTCCTCAAGCAGGGCATGACGCCATACGGCTTTGAACATGACGGCGTTCTTCTGACGGTGGACGAATTCACCGAGATCGCGGCGACGGCCGTCAAAGAAGCGATCGAGGCGCGTCGAGCTGCAATGGTCGAACGCCGCAGTTTCCCGCTTCTCTCGGCCGTCCGCTTGGACAATGTCCTGGTGGTCGAGGGTGACGTGCCCTTGACCGAGATCCAGCACGGCGAGCTGTTCGCTGCCGGTGTTGTCGATGCCGAGTGGGAAGACGGCATCTGATGTCTTACGCCAGCCTCGAAGACCTGATCGAGCGTGCCGGGCAGGACGAAATCCTGCAGGTCGCCGATCGCGATGAGGACGGCGTGCCCGATCCGGACGTCGTTGCTGCCGCACTCCAGCATGCCGACAACACGGTCAACGGCTATGTCGCGGTTGCTTATGCGGTACCTCTGACGGTCGTTCCCGATCTCGTCCGAACATGGGCGGTCTCGATCGCCCGCTACTTCCTCCATCGCAACGGGCCACCGGATTACGTGGTCAACGATTGGAAGTTTGCCATTGCCTCGTTGAAGGACGTGGCGGCCGGCAAGTTGAAGCTGGCGGTGGCCGAGAACGAAACGCCGCCGGCGGCCACTGAGGATGGGCGCGTCAGCGTGGCTGGACCTGATCCGGTCTTCAGCTCCGATCGGCTGGAGGGATGGCTGTGATCGACGAGGTTGCCGACCGCCTGAAGACCCACGCCACAGCGCTGTCCGACGTTAAGACCGCCGAGGATCTCGATGCGCTTTCCAAGGGTACCGCACCGAAGAGCGGAACCGCCTTCGTGCTGCCGTATCGAGAGCGCGCCGAGCCGAACGAACTTGGCATGGGCAGCTTCCGACAACTGGTGGCCGTGCAGCTGCTCGTGGCGATCGTCATCCGCAAGCACGACGACGCCCAGGGCGGCAAGCGTGTCAGCGGCTTCGATGCTCTGAAAGAGTCGGTCGAGTCAGCGCTCGCCGGTTGGTCGATCGGTCCTGAAGACGAACTGTTCGAACTTGTTTCCGCCCAGGCGGCGGCCCTTGGCAACGGTGTCACGGTCTATGTCCAGACGTGGCAAACGAGCCGTTATTTGGAGAAGTGACCTTGGAAAAAAACGAAGGAAAAGGCGGCTCCTACATCCGCCAGCCAGACGGTTCGGTGAAGCTCACGCAGCGCACCGAGCATCCGGACACGGTTTATCCGGTCCCGGCCGAAACCACTGCAGTCGAACAGGCCGAGCAGCCCGAGGGCGCTGCCGGCAAGGGCAAGGGAAGCAAGTAAATGGCGAAGCGCTTTTTCAGAAACCGTGCGCTCCTGGTGAAGCCGGAAACCGTTTACGGCACCGACGCGATCCCGACCGGTGCCGCCAACGCGATCCAGGCGACCAATGTCAACTTCACGCCCTCCGTTGGCGAGGAAGTTTCGCGCGACCTGGTCCTCCCTTACATGGGTCATCAGGGCGTCATCCTGACAACGACCTATGCCACGATTTCGTTCGACGTCGAGATCGCCGGCTCCGGCGCGGCAGGTACCGCGCCGCCCTACGGTCCGCTGCTGCGCGCCGCCGCAATGTCGGAAGTCGTCACGGCCGCCACCGATGTCCAGTATAAGCCGATCTCCGCCGCTCAGGAGTCGGCGAGCATCTATTTCAACGTCGACGGCGTGAACCACATCCTGGTCGGCGCTCGCGGCACGGTGACGTTCGGCTTCACCCCGAAGCAGATCCCGCGTCTGCAGTTCACGATGACGGGCCTACTCGGCACGATCGCCGACATCGCGATTCCTGCGGTGCTGACCTTGACCGCCTTCAAGAAGCCGTTGCCGGTCAACAAGGCAAACACGACATTGTCGCTCTTTGGGCTGACGGGTGCGTGCGAGGGCGTCACCTTCGACGTCGCTAACCAGATCGAGCCGCGCTTTCTCATCGGCTCCGAGAGCATCGAGCACGTCGACCGTGTGATGACCGGCTCGGCCATCATGGAAGCAGTTCTGCTCGCCACCAAGGATTGGTTCACAATTTCCAAGACGCACCAGACCGGAGCGCTGGCGCTCCAGCATGGCACCGTGGCCGGCAGCATCTTCAAGTTCGATGCGCCTGCCGTTCAGATCGGCCGGCCGACCTATGGCGAAACCCAGAAGATCGTCAACAACACCCTGCCGCTGATGTTCACCCCGGTGGCCGGCAACGACGAATTCACCATCACCGTGAAGTAGCAATTTCGGCCCTTCAAAGGCCGTTCAAAGAGAGGGCACATGTTTACGCTTGTTCACGATCTCACTGTCTGGTGGCCGGTCAAGGTCATCGAACCCGATCCCGAGAAGCCCGGTTCATATCTCGAGCAGACCTTCGATGTGCTGCTGGAAATCCTGGATCGCGACTACGCCAAAGAGCGCGACGAGCTGCGCGGGGAGCTGCTCAAGTCCGCTGAGAAAGACTCGAGCGAAGAAAACCTGAAGCGTGTCCAGGCCGAGCTGGAGAAGTTCGACACGGCATCTTTCACCCGCGTCATCAAGGATTGGCGCGGTGTCGTCGACAAAGACAAGAAGGTCATCCCGTTCACCAACGAGATCTTCGCAGCGGCGCTGAAGCTGGAGCGCATCCGGATCGGCATCAATCGCGCCTATCAGGAAGCCATCTCCCAGGACAAGGCCCGCCTGGGAAACTGAAGGAGGCGGCCGTCGCCTGGGCAAACCATCGCCTCGGCCGCTCCGATCGCACCAAGCCGACGCCGATCGCCGACGAGACTGCCGAGCAGTTCAAGAAGTGGGGCGTCGTCATCGAAGACGAAACCAGCGAAACCGAAGAACAATCCATGTCGATCGCATCCGCAAACTGGGCCTCGCTCATGGCGTTTCTCGCCTGCGAAACGCAGTGGCGTGTTGCCGGCTCTCTCGCCGGCTTCATGTGGATTGGGCTTGATTGGGCCGGCTGCTCGGCGCGGCTCGCCCACCGCGAGACCAGCGAGGAAATCTTTGACGACATGGGCGTCATGGAAAACGCCGCCCTGACCGTTCTGAACAGCGAGGCCGATTGATGGCACCGGCCTATAAACTCTCTATCGGCGTCAATATCGATCCGGCCGGCGCAAAGTCAGGCGGCGCGGCTACGCAGGCAGCCGTGGCCGCGATCGGAACCGAAGCCGAGACCACGGCGACGAAACTGCAGCGACTGATCAACACGTCAGTTGGCCTTGCCAGCGGTCCGGCCAACCAAAACATCCGTGAGTGGAATGGCGCTCTTGCCGCCCAGGGAAAGACGATCGACGATCTAAGGGCCAAGTACAATCCGCTGTTTGCGGTCATCCGGGAATACAAGTCGAGCCTCACCGAGATCCGGACGCTGACCGCCCAGGGCATTCTGACTACGGATGAGATGACGGCGGCAATCACTCGCCAGCGTCAGGCAACCCTTGCCAGCATCGACGCCATCAAGGGCCGCAATTCGGCCATCTCGCAGGGTGGTCAGCGCTTTGCCACCACCAACGTCATGGCCCAGGCGCAAGATATCGGCGTCACGGCCGCGATGGGCATGAGCCCGGAAATGATCGGTCTGCAGCAAGGCACCCAGCTCGCTGGCGCCTATGCCGGTATGACACTGAAGGAGGCAGCGGCAACGACCGGTGCGGCAATCGCAGGGCTAGCTAGCCCGGTGGCCATCGCCGCTATCGGGTTCACCACCGTCGCCGCTGCAGCGATTCAATTCGGCGTCAGCCTTGCCTCCTCGAAGACCGAGACCGAAACCCTCGACACGGCACTGGAGCGGCATCAGCAAACTCTGAAGCGGCTCGAAGAGCGTTATGGCGCATTGGCTGCGGCGGCCAAGGGCTATGCGAACGAAAGCTCCAGAATGCTCGCCTTCGACGCGGGCATGGACACGCGCGCGCTTCGCAGCACGACAAAGAGGGCCGGCGAGGACTTCTTTTCCGGCGTCGGCACTCTGACGCGCGGCGGCTATCAGGTTCAGTCGGACTGGACCGGGCCGGGCTTTGCGCCTTTTGCGGAGGCTATTACCCGCCTGCGTAACGAGGCTAAGGCAGGCAAGCCGGATTTTGAGGCCTTTTACGATAGCGTCTATCGAACGGCCGCAATCAATCCCGAATACGCGAAAAAGGCCGATGAGCTGTCGAAGCTCGTTCAGCAATACCGCGAGGGCTCGCGCGCACTGGAAGAAATGGAGCGGGTGCAGCGCCGCTTGTTCGACGCCATCGGCCCGAACGGCATGCTTTTGTCTCAGGGCATGATCAACCGGGATGATGCCGGCAATCTCGCGCTGTTTCAATCGCGCGAGCGGATTGCTGCCGAGCGCAGCAGGCGATCACTGGACGCGGACCTTTACGGCCTCGATGCCCGATCGCCGCAGGAAAGAGCCGAGGCGGCGCGCCGGTCTGAAGCCGCTCGTTATGATGACGCTGAAACGCCCGCCGCCCGCCGGCAGAGGATCGAGCAGGCCGGCATTCTTGCCCAGACGCAGGCTGAGAAGCAACTAAAGGAAGCCCAAGACGACAGGGCGCGGTCACTCGATACGACGTTGAAATCGAGGGAGCTTGAACTTTCACTGATCGGCCGCACCGTCAGCGAAACTGAACGGCTGCGCATGGAGCAGGAACTGATCAGCCAGCTCGAAGCGGAGGCGGCCAAGAACCACACCACCGTCGATCCGAAGGAGATCGCCGCGATCAAGGAGAAGGCTGCAGCTTATGGCCAGCTCTCCGAGCAGATCGCTGCGGCCAATCTTCTCCGCGACCAGGGCCAGCAGCTCGACAGGGTGAAGGCGGAGATTTCCCTCGTCGGCGCCAGCGATGAAGCCCGCCGTCGCGGCCTCGCTACGCTTGAGGCCGAGCAACAGCTCGTTACCCGTGGTATCGGCTTGAATACATCTTATGCCGAGAGCTACCGAGCGAATTCCCTGGCGATCTCCGACATGACGAACCAGCTCCGCAAACAGAGCGAGGCATGGGACAAGGTCCAGGGCAGTGCCGAAAACACCATCGACAGCATCGTCGACGGACTTGCGGGCGGCGACATCGACGGCGCGCTGGCTGACATCGCCAAGGATATTTCGAGTACCTTCCTTGAGCTGAGCGTCAAGAACCCGATGAAGAACGCGCTTCTCGGCACGGACTATGGCACGATCTCCGATGTTGGCGGCCTGGGCGGTATCTTCTCGCGTCTGTTTGGTGGCGGCGATGATCCGGTCACAGCCGGGCTGGGCAGCAGCGTCGGAACCATGTCTGTCGCCGCCGGGACTGTCGTCGTCAATGGCGGCATCGCATCAGGCAGCAGTGCCGGCGGGTTCCTGAGCAACCTATTCGGAGGCGGCAAGGCCGCGAACGACAATTCGAACGTTGTGCCCTTCGCTTCAGCCTCGACGACCTCTCAGGGAGGCGTTGCGGCCCAGATCTGGAATTACTTCAGCGCCAAGGGGCTGAAGGATCATCAGATCGCGGGCATCCTCGGGAACGTGCAGGCGGAGAGCGCCTTCAATCCTTTGGCTGTTGGCGACGGCGGCAATGCCTTCGGCCTCTTCCAGCACAATAGCCGTGCGCCGCAGTTGTTCTCCGCCCTCGGAGGACGCGGCAACCTCGGCAACGTCCAGGGCCAGCTCGATTTCGCTTGGCAAGAGTTGCAAGGTCCGGAGAACCGTTCGCTTAGGGCGCTGCTCGGAAGCACGGACGTGCAATCGGCGACGGCGGCATTTGCAGGCTTCGAACGACCGCGCGGCTTCTCATGGAACAACCCCACGGGCTCGGATAATTGGGAAGGCCGAATGAAGGCCGCGACGGCGGCACTCGATAAATTCGGTTCCTCGACCGGCGGCGCAGCGCAGAACCTCGGCTCATTCGGCTCCACGGCTGTCAACGCGACCCAGGGGCTCGGCAACTTCGGCGGCGGCCTGGACCAGTTCGGGCGAAACCTCTCTAACTTCTATCCGTCCGCACCATCGGGTGGCGGCGGTGGCTTGTTCGGCAATCTATTCGGAGGCTTGTTCGGTGGCGGCGGTCTCAACAGCTACGGACAGTCGGTACTTGGCAGCTCTTCACAGTTCGCATCGGCATGGAATGGCGGCGGCTTTGGCCTGTTCGATGTCGGCGGTGCGACCGGCGGCCATGACCCGTCGAAGGTCGCCGGCTTCGTTCACGAGAAAGAATATGTCTTCGACGCGGTATCGACCGCACGCCTCGGCGTTTCGACCCTTGAGAAGATCCGTAAGAATGCGATGGGCGGCTATCGAAGCGGCGGTTATGCGGGTTCTGCAGGGGCGGTCTATGGCAGCGCATCGAGCGGTAGAGCGGAGTCCGTCGACAGTCGGCCGGTTCTTCAGATCATCAACCAGACATCGACGCCGATCAGCGGTTCGGTTGAGGAGAGCCAGGACGAAAGCGGTCGCCGGAATTATCGCCTGACGCTGTCCGACGAAATCGGCAATGCAGCCGAGCAGAAGGGCGGCGGCTTCAGGCGAACCATGGGCAGGCAATATGGCCTGCGGCCGGCGGGGATCGCTCGATGACGGTGCCAGCATGGCCGACAACGCTGCCGAGGCCGGAGCGCAGCACGTTCCAGATGACCCCCGCCGAGGCTCGGCTGAAGCGCCGGGCAGATGCTGGAGCGCCTGCTTACCGGCTGCGCTTCTCCGGCGTTCCGAAGCTCGTCACCATGTCGATCCTGGTGACGCGCGCCGGCAAGTCGGTCTTTGACCTGTTTCACCAGAACGATACCCGGTGGGGCTCTCTGCCCTTCACGATGCCAGATCCGACGACGGAAGGCTGGCCGATGACCGATGCGGCCGGCAATCCGCTTCTCGATGGAGCCGGCAACCCGCTGCTCATGTCTGGAACGTGGCTCTGCATGTTCGGCGAGCAGTCCCCTGTCGAGACCATCGTCGGCGTCCGCTTTCGAAAGACCTTCAATATTGTGGTGCTTCCATGAGACGTGTTTCCTTGAATGCCCGGCTGGCGCAGGATGCCCAGGCGACGGATGAAATTTACTGCGCGCTGTTTTACATCACCCATCCTTCGCTCGCGAAGCCGATCCGCATATCGACGGACAACACGGTCAGGCTCTCCACCGAACCGCTGATGTACGGCACGCGGTCGACCTGGATGGGCACCAACCCCGCCACCGATCCTTTTCTCTGGGTGGTCGCCTCGACGCTGCTTCCTTCCGACCTGGACGACGCGCCGGCCGCCGGCAACATCATCCTGGAGAATGTCGACAACGAGATCGCCATTCTGCTTCGGTCGTTCACGGATCTCGCTGTCATCCACATGGCCGTCGTCCTGGCTGAATCGCCGAACGTCATTGAGGCGGAGTGGCGCGGTTTGAATATCGTCTCCGCCGACATCGATGCCGGCGAGGTGATGATCGCCTTCAACCGCGAAGATATAGGCGACGAATATTTTCCGGGCGGCCGGATGACGCGTGAACGGTTTCCGGGGCTGCACAAATGATGCACTGGAGCACGCGATATCTCGGCACGCCTTATCTCGATCACGGCCGCACGCTGTCCGGCTGCGACTGCTGGGGCTTGGTCAAGCTTGTCTATGAGATGGATCTGTCGATCGAGCTGCCGTCCTATGCCGGCGGATATGTCAGTACCGATGAGCGTGCCGAGATCTCGGCGCTGATCTCCGAGAACAAGCAAATCGGCCCATGGCAGCTGGTCACGGAACCGGCACCCTATGACGTCGCCGTCTTCCGGCGCGGCCTGCACGAAAGCCATGTCGGCATCATCGCGATCCCCGGCCGCATGCTGCACATCCCTTACGACCACGCCAAGATCGAGGACTATCGGACCGGAAGATGGGGCCAGCGTCTGACGGGCTTTTACCGACATGTTGAAGCCGTTTCAAAGGTGGCTCCATGACCGAGAAATTGGGCACCGTACCCGTTCTTTCCGTGCCGCTGTTCGACCAGCCGTCGCTGCGCGTCTCGCTGCAGATGCCGGTCGGCAGCTCAATTGCCGAGTATATCGCCGCAGCTCTGCCGGCGGCGAACGAGGAGACGCTTGCCCATCTCCGGGTGACGCTCGTCTCCGATCGCGGCGCGGCCGTCATCGAGCGGGCTTACTGGAGCCGCGTCTATCCGCATGAAGGCGTCCAGGTGGTGCTGCGCGTCATCCCCGGCAAGAACGCGCTGCGCTCCATTCTTCAGATCGTCGTGTCGATTGCGGCGGTGGCGATCGGCGCGCTCTTTGCCGCGCCGCTGGCGGGCGCGCTCGGCATTTCGACGGGGCTTGCCTCGGCTGTGATCGGTCTCGGGGTAACGGTGCTCGGCGGCATGCTGATCAATGCCTTGATCCCGCCACCGAGGCCCAAAACCAGAAGCGACGCCAGTGACCGTGGAAGCCCGGTCTATGCAATCTCGGGCTGGCGCAATGAATACAGACCGGGTGGCGTCATCCCGTTTCCGCTCGGTTCCCATCGCTATGCGCCGCCCTATGCCTGCCCGCCTTACTCCGAAGTGGTCGGGGACAGCCATTACATTCGGGCCGTGTTCATCGGCGGTTATGGGCCGGTTATGTGGGACGATCTTCGCATCGGCGAGACATCAATCGACGAATTTCAGAGCGTCACCAAAGAAATCCGCAACGGCTGGAGCAACGACACGCCTCTGACGTTTTACCCGCGACAGGTGTTTGAAGAAAACATCAACGCGGAACTCACGCGGCCACTCCCGCGCAATGCGGGTGGCGACGTTATCAGCGGGGCGTCGATTGAGACACCGGTGAAGCGCGCGACCGGCCTCGACGCTTGGCAGATCTCGATCATCTTCTCTTTCCCCGGCGGGCTTGTTCAGTACAACGATGATGGTGTCGCCCAGACCGTCCAGGTGAATTTCCGTGTCAGGTATCGCATTGCCGGCACCGAGGCCTGGACCACGCACGCCAGCTTTGGCTTCATTTCGAAGAAGGCGGAAGGTTTTTTCCGCCAGTACACATTCCAGCTGCCGGCGCGCGGGCGTTATGAAATCGAAATCACGCGGCTAACGGACGAGCATGTCTCGGCGAAGATCCAAAGCCGCTCGATGCTCGCTGTCCTGCAGACCATCCGGCCGGAATATCCCCTCAACTTCGACAAGAAGCTGGCGCTGGTCGCCGTGCGGGCGCTCGCCACTCACCAGCTGCAGGGCTCGCTCGATAGTTTCAACGCGATCGTGCGGTGCTATTGCCAGGACTATGACGTCGCGACCAACACCTGGATACAGCGGCCGACCAGCAACCCGGCAAGCCTCTACAAATACGTGCTGACCTCGGCCGCGAACCCGAGGGCGGTCGACACCGACGAGCTGGATTGGGCGAACCTTGTCGACTGGCACAATTTCTGCCGCATCAAGGGCCTGAAGTACGATCGCGTCATCGATTTCGAGATCACGCTCGACGAGCTGCTACGCGAGATCGCGGCGGCCGGCCGGGCACGGCCACGTCATGACGGCATCCGCTATGGCGTGGTGATCGATCGGCCGCAGGAGCTGGCGGTCGACCACATCAACCCGCGCAATTCCTATAATTTCCGGGCAAGCCGCGTGTACAGCCGCAAGCCGCACGGCTTCCGCGTCCCCTTTGTCGACGCCTCGAACGACTATCAGCCATCGGAACGCATCGTCCGCTGGCCCGGCTATAACGGCGACATCACCCTGACCGAACGCCTGGAAATGCCGGGAAAGACGGACCCGAACGAAATCTGGATCGAGGCCCGCCGGCGGATGTATGAGGCGATCTATCGGCCCGACGTCTATACCGCGGTTCAGGACGGTCCTATCCGCGCTGCGACCCGAGGCGACATGGTGATTGGTTCCTTCGACGTGCTCTCTCGCACGCAACGCGCGGCCCGCGTCAAAGCCGTCGAAGGCTCGATCGTCCAGCTTGATAATATCGTCGAGATGGGCGCCGGTGAGACTTACGGCCTGCGCTGGCGCGTCTTCGCTAACTCGGCAGATACGATCGGCATCAGCGTTCTGAACCGCGTCCTGACCCAGGCCGGCCGGACCGATGTTCTCATGCTTCTCGATACGGACGAGCGGCCGGCGATCGGCGAGATCGTTCACTTTGGGCTCATGTCCTCGGAGAGCATGCCGCTCATCGTCTCCGGCGTTGAATCGGGCGAGGACTTCTCCAGCCACTATCGGCTGATCGACGCATCGCCGATCATTGACACCCTGACCGATGCCGAAGTGGCTCCGCCCTGGTCTGGCCGCGTTGGTGGCGAGATCGACCCGCCGACCGTGCCGCCGGCAGTGCCTGTCTGGGTGTCGATCGAGAGTGGCTTCAGCGGAACCGGCCTCGCCAACGGGTTGGTGGTTGCGATCAATCCCGGAACGACCAGCATCACCGTCACTCAGTTGATCCGGATCGAGCATCGCATCCAAGGTTCGTCGACCTGGAACCTGATCACAATCGCGGCCGGCGCTGGCGGATCTCCAATCACCGGTTATGTCAGGGAAGACATCGTCGAGCTGCGCGCGGTGGCTCTGGCTGCCGGCGGATTGGCAAGCGCCTACACGGCAACCGTTACGGCGACGGTCGGCTCTGAAGACGGCGCGATCCCGGCCGACCTCGATGTCACCTCGATCACAGTCAGCCCGCTTATCGGCGGCGCGATGATCAGCTTCGAAACGACCGACGACAGCGCGACCGCCTCGATCCAGCTGCATCGCGCCACGACGGCGAATTTCTTGGATGCATCACCGGCCGGCGCACCGATCACTGTCGAGCCGTCGCGCTCGTATAGCCAGCCTGACGGTGACACCACCCGAACCAACATGCTGACAAACGGCGACTTCGCCGGATCGTCACCTTGGGCCTACGGCACCGGCTGGGCTTACAATGCCGGAACCGCGAAGCACACGCCGGCCGCCAGCGAGGGCAACCTCGTCCAGAACCTGACACTGACGGCCGGGAAGACGTACCGCATTGCATATGTCGTGAGCGGGCGGACGGCCGGCACGGTCAAGCCGAAGTTGCGCGGCGGCACTGAAGTGGTCGGCACGGTCCAGAGCAGCAACGGTTCATTCTCCGATTCACTCGTTGCAGTCTCCGGCAATACGAATTTTGCCCTGACCGCTTCGACCGACTTCGACGGGACGATCGACAATGTCGTGGTGTTCCTGGAGACGGCGACCAGCCTTCCGGCCGGTGTCCACTATTACTGGCTTTCCCCCCTCAATGCAGATGGCGTGCCCGGTGATGCTGCCGGCGCTTTCAGCGTCACAATCCGGTAGGTACCCATGTCATCAACTGACCTTCAGCCGCTCGTTTCTCTCCTCGATACCGTTCTCGGCAACCGGGCCGGCTCGACTGTCCGCGCGACGATCGCCAATCTTGCCCTGCAACTGGCAGGCAGCGGCCTTCTGCCGGCGGAAATGATCTATCCCGCCTCCTGGGCGGCGCTGCTGACGATCGCCGGCACCCGCAACGGCCAAGGTGCAGAAGTGATCGAAAGCGATGCCGGCACGCACCTGGCCGCGACTTCGACCGGCTACAATGGCGCGTCGGTTCCGAATGCCGGCCGCTATACCTGGAACAGCTCCTGGTCGCGATGGGTCCGGATCGGCAGCTCGGGGCTCGCCTCGGTTCTCTCAGCGCTCGAAACCGTGCCGACTTCCGAGGAATACGAAACCACCGACGACGCGATCAAATGGGCGTTTTCCGATGGGCTCGGCCGCATCCTGTTTTCCTCGGCCGACTTCGACAAGCCGGCGCTGACGTCCGAAATTTACGAAAGCACGGATCCCGAAAACAGCGTCGTCTTCATCGACGAGGCCGGCCGCGTGCTCGCCAAGGTCGGCGGTGGCGACGAGGTGCCGGCGGCGACAGGCCCGAGCGAGGAAATGATCGCCGCGCGTGGTTCGAAAACGACCCTTGGCGCGCGTCTGGACGTCTCGATCGATGCCGCCGGATGGCCGATCGATTATTTCTGGGGCTCCTGGTATTTGCGCGAAACCCGCATGCGGCTGCGCTGCCTGAAGCGCGCCGAGGCCATGAAGTTCGGGATTGCTATCCTCGGCGATAGCTGGAGCCACAACGCCACCCGTTGGTCTGGTCCGGTGGCCGAGGCGCTCACGGCCGAGTATGGCAGCTACGGCTCCGGCTGGATCGGCTTCGGCTATCCCAACACCTCGACGCAGCTCCGCAACGGTTCGGTGCTGACGGGTCTTTATTCGACCACCGTGCCCTCGGGCGCCTGGACGTCGACCTACTACACCGCCGATACCGCCGACGCGGCGTTGCTGACGTCTTCCAGTGCAGGCGCTAACCTGCAGGTGAGCGGGCCTGCAGCCGACACGACGTTCATCCTGCACTATGTCGGCACGGCCGACGGCGTTGTCCGCTACCGCTGGAACGGCGGCGCGTGGAGCACGAACCTCGCCCTTCCGGACGGCTCACCGGCAGGCACGGTCCAGACGGTCGCGTTGACAGGCAAGCCGGCCGGTGCCTGGACGCTTCAGATCGATGTGGTGAGCGGCACCGTCAATCTTTGCGGGCTTACCTGCAGCCGGGACGCATCGGGGGTCCTGGTCCACAAGCTGGCAGCCACCGGCTCGCATTCAGGGCAATGGGCGGCACTCGATGCGACGAAGTGGCAAGCCGCTTATGCCGCCCTCGGTCAGGTCAACCTCGGCATTCTGATGTACGGGACGAACGACCAGCGCTCCGTCTTCATTCCCGACTTCAAAGCCAACATCTCGACCTTGATCGACCGCATGCGGGCGGTGACGCCGTCGACCGATATCCTGCTCGTGCCGGCTTGCGAGAATGGACGCACCGACAATCCGCGCCCGATGTCGCAATACATCGCGGCAATGCATGAGATCGCCGCGACCAAGAAGTGCGCGTTCCTGAATCTGCAGCCGCTCTTCGGCGAGGTCTATGCCGACTATGCGCCCGGCAGCGCTCGGCCTTGGTTCTTCAGCGACACAATCCATCCAGATCCCCCTACGGGCGGCCGCGTCATCGCCGACGCCATTCTCCGCCTGCTCACGCAACACTGAGGAAAAGACATGCTCAGCATCACCATTCCAGGCATCAGCGCCGACCCTTCAAAGCCGTTTCGAAAGCGTGATCCGCTCTGCTCCGACGACAATGACGGCGTGCGCTTCCTCTTCGATATGGCGTTCCGCTGGTGCTATGCCGATGGTACCGCGAACGCGACCAAAGGCGTGAGGGACGTCGCCGAACGCGCCGACTCGACCCTGACCGTCGTTGCCGGCAATCCGATCCCGCTCGTTGGCAACGGTCTCGATTTCTCGGGCATCACGGTGCCCGGCACCTTTGTCGGTGTGCCGGCATCCGTGATGGCGGATCTGTTTGCTGAGCAGCTCTTCTTGATCTGCTTTTACATGACGGCTCCGACCTCGGCCGACTGGTTCATTGGCACCCGCTGCCTCTTCCAGGGATCGGCCGCGCCGAGCAGCTACGTGACTTCGCCGGATATCGGCATGATCGGATACGGCGGCGGCTCCAACTCGATCATCGCCCGCCGTCAGACGTCGGTGAACAACTATATCGGCCTTTCGGCCTCGCCGGGCGCGATCAATGCCTACGGGCAGCTCACCCAGGTGGCGATGTGGCGGACCGCCGACGAGTTCGGCCTGCGGCTGAAAACGGTCGACGGGCAGAACGGGCAGACCGCCGCCGCCGGTGCCAAGGACACTGCCGACTTTTCGACCGCTGTCGGTGCGTTCGGCGTGCCGAAAGGCTTCTGGACCACGGCGGGCCTCACGGCCGACGAACTCGACGCCGTGAAATTCCGCCTTCATCGCGGCTTCGTCGAAAACCTTGCCCGCAGCGGCCGAGACCCCGTCGATGTGCTCGATGCCGATTGGGCTCGCCAGATCAACCGCGCAGTCTTCAACTGAGGAAATGAAAAATGACCGAACGCATCAACAGCAGCGCCGCGACCGCCACTAGCGCCACTTTCAGCCCGACCTCAGACTTCTCGGTCCAGGCCGAAATCCCGGTACCGTCGAAGGCCTCCATCGATATCGAAGGTCAGGTGGATGCCGCCGCATCGTGGGTCGCTCTCGGCACCATCAACAGCCAGACAAACCCGCCGGTCGCCCGCTTTGCCAAATGCCCGAACGTGCGGCTGCGCATGTACAACAACGATGGCGTGACCACTGTCAAAGCTTGGAGCGGCGAATAATGGCAGCTCCGTTCGGTCGATCGCTGTCCGTCCCGCTGCAGACGCCGGTCCGCCAGCGGATGCAAAACCCCACTGCGCGGCGGACGATCGCGAGGCCGCCGCCGTGGGTTCCCGATGCCAACCGGTACATGCCGGCAGCGACCGGCACGCGCTGGCCGTCCGGCTTTACGCAGACCTACGCGGCCGGCCTAAATTATCAGTGCTCCAAACTCTTCTTTGGCTCGCCGGACTATCCGACCAATGATTTCCTTATTCCCTTCGTGGGCTTCGGCTGCACGGAAGGTAGCCTTGCGCCGCAAGAGACGGTCTTGCCGAACGGCGATATCCTGATCGACGAAGTTTTCTTCATCCATCCGAATGGCACGGAATATCCGGTTCTGTTCGGCGGCAACGCGGCCGCGACTGTCACGCTGTCGACCGGCATCGTCTACGGGCAAGTGACGCTCCCAAGCGACCTGCCGGCTTGGTCGGTCTTCGGCATCAGGACCGTATGGCATGGCACTGTAGGCAACACCTACATCGGCGGCTATCGCTGCCAGCGCCATCGCGGCGAAAAGTATTGGGCCGCGACTGACCTTGCATCTGTCCGGGCGTTGGCGCTGGGAAATGGCGCAAGCACGCCCGATCGAGACACGTTTTACAACACGGTCGGCAACGTCTCCAATTCTCAGCCGCTCGCCTATGGTCCGGCTCTTGTGCTTGCCAAGGGTTGGGACGGCCGGCCGGTTCCCATGGTCCTGGCCGATAGCCTGGTCGAGCGGCAGGAGATCGCCGCGTCCGCAACGGCTCGTCGCGTCTTGGGGACAATACTGCGCTGGCTCGATGAACGGGACACGGAATGGGGTAGCTATATCCCTCTGGTCATGGGCGTTCCCGGATCGAAGTCTAAGCAGGAGCTGGCGACGTCGGCGACAAAACGATGGGCTTTGATCGATGCCATCAAGACTACCTATAACGGCGGCAAGGACATTTGGACGTGTGTGCTCGACCAGTCCGGCCGCAATGATAACAACGCCACGGCCGCCACCTGGGTCGGCGACAAATTCGGCTTGGTCGATCGCGTGAAGACCCGCTATGGGGCCGGCATTCACGTCATCGGCATGACACTTTGGCCGACGATGACGTCGACTGACAATGCTCGCACGGCGGCGGCTTACACGGTGTCGACGCTTTGGAACGGAGTGAGCGGCACCCTCAAGGCCGTGAACGATCTTATCACGGCATCCTCCCGGTATGCCCAAATCATGGACGTGTTCCCTGCCTTCGTCACAGATGCCGATCCTACCAAGGCTCCCGCCTCGGATCTGTTTCCGCTTGGGAATGTCGTCGGCCATCCCGGCAACCAAGACGGCGTCACCACCTGGGACACCATGAAGCTGCCCTCTGCGACACCTGTCGGCGCTGTCGTCACTTTCGAATATCAGCCGGGGCTATGGACGACGAGAACCTTGATCGACAGGGCCGACAATGGTGATGGAACGGCGGACTATAAGGTCGCCGAGGTCTTCGCCACCAACGTCCAGGACAACGCTACGCTGCTCGGCAAGGCGATGAATCTCGATAGCGGCACCGGCACAACAACCCATGTCCATCCGCTGTTGCATACCGTCCTACGGACGTTCTCCAGAATGCCGCAATCGTGGAAATCGAAACTCTATCCATCATGAAGGAGCTGCCCGGAATGACCGGGCGGCTTAGGGCTCGTAAAAGCCCCAAGCGACGGGCCTTAGTTTGGCGACCAGACCCGTCCGACAGCGCAAATCGATAGCTGTCACACCCGTACCCTGCAGGGCGGGACTCCAGTGACTGAGTCGAGAGATATTTCAAATGGTGAATAATGAAGCGTGGCGGGATGTCCCCAACACACAGCCGCCGGCAGCCTGGATCGGTGGCAAGCGGACGCTTGCTCCGCGTCTCGTTAAGATGATTGCAGAGATCCCGCATCAGCTCTACGCGGAGCCCTTCGTTGGAATGGGCGGCGTGTTCTTCAGGCGGCGCAGCGTCCCCAGGGCGGAAGTCATCAATGACAGGAACGGGGACGTCGTGAACCTCTTCCGCATCCTGCAGCGGCACTATCCGCAATTCATAGATACACTGAAATTTCAGGTGACCAGCCGGCGCGAGTTTGAGCGTCTAAAGGCCTGCGATCCCGCCACGCTGACTGATCTCGAACGCGCGGCGCGGTTTATCTACCTGCAGAAGCTTGCTTTTGGGGGCAAGGTCGCCGGGCAGAATTTTGGGGTAGTGACGGACGGTGGAGCGCGATTCAATCTGACTCGCCTTGCTCCTTTGTTGGAAGACGTTCACGAGCGCCTGTCAGGCGTCGTAGTCGAGAACCTGGACTGGCGGGATTTTATAGACCGCTACGATCGACCGGGGACGTTGTTCTATCTGGACCCGCCCTACTTTGGCAGCGAAGGGGACTATGGCAAGAGCCTCTTCGACCGGGAGCAATTTGCCGTTATGGCGGAGCGTTTAGGCCGCCTAAAGGGCCGCTTTATCCTCTCGATCAATGACCGGCCCGAGATTCGGGATACTTTCGCAGCGTTTCGGTACGGCGCGGCTGAGCTGAGTTACTCCGTCTGCGGCGGAGTTGGCACCGAAGCTAAAGAGCTGATCATTACGCAATGAAGCCGCGCCCACCTCTGACGCCACGGTCACGGGTGGGCGCATCTTTGCACGAGTTCGTTGCGTCAATGATGGGTTGCGGGTCGACTCCGTAGTGACCAACTGTTAGCTTGTGCGCATGCTTAGATCGATCGAAGTCCAGTCGCGGCGATACCCATCGTTCGGCAAATGCGTTTTTTGCCTGGATACCGAAAACCTTACTGACGAGCATGTCATCCCTGAAGCTTTAAGCGGAATAGGGCAGGTCATCATAAAAGATGGCTCATGTAGCAAGTGTAACGCCTACGCGAACAAAGCTTACGAGCAAGACGCGTTCACAGCGGATTTCCTTCCAATCAGGAATATGCTTGGCCTTCGTCGAAAGCCGCGTGGAAAAAAACAAAAACCTCGGCGGATGCCGCTCGTTTCTTACGCCGATGCTGCGGTCGACATTGCGAATGTGAAATACACCGAAGAACTCCCTATTCCCAACTATCCGCGTCAGTGTTCATTCGTCGTCCATGAGCCGGCTGGCAAGCTTGCCGGTGTAGATCGTTCCGCGGGAAGCGCGCCATTCGTATTGATGTTTATTGATCTAGGGCCAAACGGCGCGATTCAGCCTTACATGGTCGGGACCAAGCATCCGATGATCTTCGGCGCGCCGGAGATGGTCGTTGCGAAGATGGCATATTGCTACGCTGTTGCAGAACGGGGTCTCGAGGCTTTCGACACGACCGAGCTATTGGATTTGCTGAAAGGCAGACGGATGGACGTCTTCAACTTTGTAGGCAAGCCAATCGAAAATGAACGCCTTGCAATGCTCCGATTGCACAAGTTCTATTTCAGAAAGCGCGGCAACCTCAACACCGTCATTGTTCATTTGTTCGCGTCATTCGGCGGCCCTATGTACGAGGTTGTTATCGGCCCTGATCGGTAGTTTCACCACCCACTTGTGGTGGCGTCGATGCTTGCCCGTGTAATGCCTTCAGCTTTTCATAGCGCTCCTCAACCCTCCGGCACGCCTCCCGCGAGGTAAACTCCCATCCGCTGTGAGGCACTAGGTGCTCTCGGACCCAGGGGACGTGGGTGACGTTCCATTTCCACATACCCATCTTGCCGTGGCTCGATCCATCATAAGGAGCTGCCCGGAATGACCGCGCGGCTTAGGGCTCACAAAAGCCCCAAGAGATGGCGTTAGTTTGGCGACCAGATCCGTCCGACAGCCTTGAGGATGCGCTGCACCAGATGAATCAGGTAGGCAAAAATATCGCTTACTGGGAAGTTGCGAGTGAGTGCATAGGGTCCGATTGTTACCACGGCGTCGGCGCTGACGCCGTCGACACACTCGCGAAGCGCCGCGTCAAACCGATATAATTCGACGTCATTGGTCTCGATACGAGTGGGCGATGTTCCTTCCGGGATCAGAAATCCACGATCGTGGCCAAAGGGAATAGCTTCGGGCGGGCCACCAAGAAGGCAAATCTCGCCCTCTGGAGACAGAAAAACCCCCGGCATTGCCGTGCGGACTGCCACCGAGACCTCAGCAACTGCTACCGGAGGAAGTTCGTTGTGCTTCCCAAGATTGTCGAGCTGCGCGAGAGCCCAAAGTGCTTGATTCCCTCCGTCATACGGCTTTAATCGGCGGATTAGCTGGATGATACGATCTGGCACATTCTCTAATTTCGCCTTGAATTCCTTCTCGAAGCTTTGGCGGGATTTCGAGATCGGAAAGCCTGCTTGCTTGGACAAGTTTGCTCCAGAGCATCGAACGAGCGTTGCAATCATAAGGTCGAGAGCCGCTCGGAGGTTATGCACGACCGTTTTTGCTATTGCTTCAAGCTGAACGGGGAAATGTTTCTTCGTGAGAAATCGGAATTTCCAGCAGTTTTCGTCCGTGTCAAATTGCTGCAAAAGCTCGAAAGGCCCTGTTTGATTGAAGGTAGCAAACGCTTCTTCGAACCGTCTGAAAGCAAAAATAGCCTCAGCTACCAGAGCTTTGGGTTCTTCAAATTTGTCGCTAATCTCCGAACCTCGCATAATCATGCAAGGTTTTGGCGGCACCGGGTACAAAAAGCGTGCGCTTCTCCCATCGATCCGATACGTGACCCCATCCGCGTCGCCCGTCATAGAAATGAAGCTCAT